CAGGAATCCTCATCTCAAACTGGAGTTTATACTATGGGTTCGCCATTTGATTTCAATAGAACAGCTCGTATCCACGCCGTTACGACGCTTCGTGGCTCCGCAATGATCCTTCACAAGATCTTGCGGTCCGCTTGCATCGACGTCATGAGTACGGAGGAAGAGCGTCTGTCATTATTGACGGAAGCTCTTTCCAACACCACCTCCTCGGTGGTAGCGCCTATCTGGAGTGGTGGCGATGTGTACACTTGGGCCGGATGCGTTTTCAGCGCACGTCGGTACGAGTGTACTATTCTCACAGAATACCTCCAGGCGGTCGTCGAGTCGAAGGCGATGCGTCGATCTGTTGCTCTCTGCCTCACCGCAAGGTATGATTGGCAGGGTAGCGACGATTACGAATGTGTCGTCTTCTTCAACTTCAATAACCGCGGAAAATAAGGATTCCATATGGACACAGGTTTCTCTCAAAGGCGGTTATGCGCTCTGTGCCGAAAGGCAACTGTTGACCCGCGAGGCGTCAACAGCGTTCCCTCTTCGAAAGAAGAAGGTCTCAGAAAACGCAAAACCGTCGTCTGTTGGCTCTGTAAGGGGTATGGCCATGGTCATGACACCTTACAATAATAACTTCAAGGCTCGCAGCTATTATTTCGATAGCTACGATGGGTCTACGACCTACGGCGAGTTCCCGATCAGCAATAAATCGCTGTACGGGATCAAGTCGTACCATGGGGATTATCATTCGCCAACAGATCACGCGTACACGAAGCACGCGTGGCGTGGGTGGTATGGACAAATCGATCAGTATGGAGGCGGAAAACTGCAGAGCAGAAGGACCGGGGCTATGCCCTATCCCTACAGCTCCTACGTTGGTACGCTTCCATCTGGTTTCTCGTCCAACGCCCTCGCCGCGGCTATAAGCGACGCTTATAGCCGACTTCGGGGTGACACTGACCTCAGCATTGATCTGGTTCAGTGGCGGCAGGTAGTAAAAATGATGGCCGGCTATCGCTCGCTCATAAAGCGAACGATTAAGCAAGCCATCGCTATGAAACCTGCAGTCACGAAAGCAGAGCTTGCGCTTTCTCGGTTGGAAACTGGGAAAGCGTCACGGCTGAGTCGCCGCCGTCTCAAACGGCTGGCTCGAGAGGCAAACGCCGCTCTAAACTTTGTCGCCGAGCAACGGCTGATCTATGTCTACGGCATCAAACCCACGATGCAATCGTGCTATGAGCTAGGTAAGATCGCTGTTACGCCTAAGGAGCCTGGGCACTTGCGAGTAGAAGGTAAAGGCAAGGTGATTGATAATTTCAATCGCGTTGAGTACCCCGTCGACCCTAAAGTCGCCGCCGTACACACCATCCGCGCGTCCTACCGGGCGCGCGTCGTGATGTACTTTACCCCAACTGGTGATGTGCTTGAGCACCTTAGTGAGATCTCGTCGTTAAATCCGGCGAGCATCTTGTACGAGCTAACCCCGTTCTCCTTCATCCTTGATTGGATTGTGGACTTCGGTGGTTGGATTCGTACTCTTGAGACTGCTTACATGCACCGAAACAACTTCGTCGGTGGCTACCAAACGCAGACTGTCGGGATCACAATGTCGTCCGTCATGAACGGGCGAAATGGTTTCTCGCCAACTGGCAGTTGGGCCTCTTACGGGTTGTCCGGTAGTATGATTCTCAACCGCCTAAGCCGAAGCGGGTTACACGAAGCGCCATTTCCGGCGCGCCCTGTAATGCCTCTGAAGCTTGGCGCTGAGCGCAGCCTCAATGCGATCGCTCTTGCGAAAGCCGTACTGCTTAGAGCAGACGACCTTCTTTCGCATAGGCGAGTTTGATTATCAACCTAACACCCTGAAAGGGTATCAAGATGGCAGCAGCCACAAACATCGTGCTTGCCGACGCGTTGGCAACCCCGGTGAATCACACCTTCGTGCCCCTCGGGCCCATCAAGCCCTACGACATGGTCTGGGAAGACCAGTCGCAGGCGTCTCCCAACGGCTATTGGCGTATCGGCGTGCAACAAGCACGTCCGAAAGGCAATAAAGTCGCGGGAGCTCCGATCGTGACTAAAATCACGCTGATGGAACCCGTGCTCGAAGCCATCGCACCCGCAGCTTCCGGTCTCACCCAACCGCCGACGGTGGCATATGTCCCGTCGGTTGTGACTGAGTACCGCTGCAGTGATCGCGCCAGCTTGCAAGTCCGTAAGGACCTGCGCAAGATGAACGCGAACCTGCAGGCCGAAGCGCAGGTCGTTGCCTGGACCGAAAATTTGATCCCGGCCTGGTGATCGAGCTAATGCACTAATCTCCGTCGAGTGATGAAATCACCGATTAAAAGTCACATAGCCCTTAGCAGGCTAAAGGAAGTGACTAGAGCAATGTGCATCGGGGTCGACAGCCCGCGGTCGTTAGCTGTCCATTTACTCGTCAAGCATGACGAGTGGGAACAGCTGGCGTCGCTAGCTATCGACCCTTCTACGTACTGCGACCACAACGTATTCGCCTTAGACTATGGCATCACCAACTTCCTTAAGAAGAATGGTGACTTGCCGTCGACGGTAGATAAGCGTGGTAGCGCTATCGCTGCATTCGCACGCAGCGAGAGGTCTTGCTCTGAAACGAATGAGCTCTTAAGAGCATGGCGTGCAGGTTCGATATGCATCGACCCTGCCGTTGCTGAGGTATTTCACCTCGCGCAGCGTAAAGTGCACCGGCTTTTGAGAAATCCTCCGAATCTAGAGAAAGGCCCGTACGAATGGGGCCCGGGCGCTACGTACTCCTTGAAAAGGAGCGAAGCGTATCCGGATACCAAATTGACACAATTGCCTTTTGAGGTTACGGGAAGCGCGTGGAAACACGCCGCTAAGCTTATTGCGGCCGACCTTCATTGGAAAGCAGCGATAGTTGATGCCAATCCGAACTATCAGGGACCCGTCTTTGCGGTTCTCCCTGGTGGCCGGTACGATACCGTACCCAAAACCGTGCTCACTGATCGCAGCATACTGGTTGAGCCCCGGCTGAACACAATCCTCCAAAAGAAGATTGGAACTCAGTTACGGAGACTACTCAAGAGAGTGGATGTTGATCTGAACGATCAATCTCGTAATCAGTATCTGGCAGAGTATGCCATTCCTTTCGAGTTATCCACAATTGACTTGGAAGCAGCCAGCGATTCAGTTTCACGTGCACTGGTAGAGTGGATGCTACCGGTGGAGTGGTTCGACTTGCTCGATGACCTGCGTAGCAAATGGTACCAGGATGACAAAGGCTCATGGTTCAGGTTGGAGAAGTTTTCCTCTATGGGAAACGGCTTCACGTTTGAACTGGAAAGCCTGATCTTCTGGGCATTTGCAAGCGCAGCGTCGGAGCTAGAAGGACGCTCCCTCATTGGTGTTTATGGCGATGATATCATTGTCCGTCGAAAGGTTGCACCCCGCTTGATTCGAGCGCTCGCCGTGGCCGGCTTCTCGGTTAATACCAAGAAGTCGTTCATTGACGGTCGCTTCTTTGAATCGTGCGGAGCACACTTCTTTGATGGAATAAATGTCACGCCGTTATACCAAAAGTGCACCCCCCGTGATGAGCTTGAAGCTTCTCGAATGGGTAATCGCCTTTTGCGTTGGAGCGCTCGTCTTAAGTATCACCTTGCTCTTGATAAGAGAGTTAGGGGAGCTTGGGAGACGCACCGACGCGCTTGGAATGTACCAAACGACCGCTTCGGGCCACTCACGGGTGACGGAGATGGATATTGGGAATCGCCGAGAGGCGACCCCAGTACCGTTTTCCACCGAACTCGGGCCGGAGTATCCGGACCCGAGACCTTAGTGCGAACTAAAGTCGAATCCTACAGGTTGATCCCTGTATGCGATTCGGCCATGCTCGCACGATGGTTTGCTTCTTCGCGTGTCACCGATTTGAGAGGTGATGAGAGTTGGCAGACCGTTGTACATCGATTCCGATACTGGTCGAAAGATCCAGTGGCGGAATTGACCAAGAACGGCTTTGTTGACCGAAGCGAGGAACTAGTCGGTATGCAGCTATCACGCGTCGAAATGCGCGTGACTAGCGAGCACCGTTGGGTAAAACCAACTAATTTGTCAAGCTTGGCCTGGTAAGCCGAGTCGAGGACGCCCTAGGGCGTGGCAACGGAT